AAATGAGCGGGCTGCCAAGTTGGTACGATGGCTGGTTGCAAGATGCGCCAGAGCCGGTCGAGAAGGAGTGCGAGTGCGGTGCGCTCATGGATTGGGTGGACGACCATGACGACTGTGGTCCGTGCGGACGCTGGGTGTGCGTTGAGTGTGAGCGTGAGAAGGAGGTGCAGGGATGAGTAAACAGCTTAAAGAATGTCCGTTTTGTGGATCTACAGATTCCCGAATACACAATCACGTTGTGACAAATCAATTCACTATAGTTGGGCTGCAATGGTTTGTGCAGTGCATCGGCTGTGATGTTGAGGGGCCAAGTGCGGACTCAAAAGAGTTTGCCATTGAGGCATGGAATAAAGGCACGCCAAGATACCACCGAGTCTTCAAGCTAGAGGATGCTCTCAGGCGCATTCGAGACTGCGACTTTGAATACACTGGCAACTGGGAAGAGGGAATGCGGGCAATAGCAAGGGAGGCACTAGACGGATGCCGCTGTGAGGAGGTGGCGGAATGAGCTCGCAGGAAATCAACGAAGCCATCGCTAAGGCGTGCGGCAGGCAGAGAAACCCAGACGGTGGTTGGTATCCCGACAACGGCTTGCGAGTTGGCACGCAAGCCATCCCAGACTATTGCGGCGACCTCAACGCGATGCATGAGGCCGAGAATGTGCTGGATGAGACGCAGGCTGAGGATTACGAGGAACTGCTTAGGGGTTATGGGTTCCATGCTACAGCCCGTGAACGAGCAGAGGCGTTTCTGCGGACGCTTAAAGCAGCAGAGGTTCGCGAGCGCAACGAAATCCTGCAACAGTTGAACAGGATCGCACAGCTACAACGCTGGATTCCGGTGGAGGAGCGGTTGCCTAAGAGCTACTTGACGGTTTTGTCATTGAGCCGAAATAAAGACATCAAATTGGATTTCGTTCAGCCAAAAAACATCTGGTATCTCGGAAGAAACAACGTCACCCACTGGATGCCGCTGCCGGAGCCTCCGAAGGAGGTGCAGGGATGAGCGAAAATGATTTAATGTTCATGCCAGACAGCATGATTGCAGGAATGTTGATGCACATTTCATTGGAGATGCATCATAACCATCGCGCTCTGATAGATGAGGCCCGCAGAAGGCTGGCTTTACGCCATGAACCGAACAGGCTCGCACAGCAACAACGCTGGATTCCGGTCAGCGAAGCTCACCCTCCAGCCAACGAGATGGTGCTTGTTTGCATTGGCAGCGCGAACCGCGTGATGATGTGCTCCATTGATATGTCTGGGGTGTGGGCGGGCTACCAGCCAACCCACTGGATGCCGCTGCCGCAAATGCCGAACCATTTCGGTGAGGCCAACAAAAAGGAGGTTCTGGTATGATTGGCGTTAACACCGAAAAAAGACATGAAACTACTCGCAACCGTATTCGCGATCATCGCCATCGTTGACACCATGAAACTATACCAACAGGAGGACAAAGCCTCCGTAACCGCGTATCTGCTGGTGCTGCTCTTGGCAGTCTTCGGCATCTTTTACGCCATCAAAAGCGACGAGGAATGAGCATCTTCAAACCAGAGACAAAGAAGCAGACCGGCAACGAGCCAGCGCAGGCAGCAGTCGCTGCCGTGTTGGACGCGGCCATACTAAAGCGGCAGGCCGAGCAGCAAAAGCGGGATTACCTTGGGGCGTCCCGTTGGGGAGAGGCGTGCGAGCGGCGCCTGCGGTATGAGTACGAGCACACGCCGGAGGACGAAGGATCCGGCTTCTCGCCGGAGGTTCTTCGCATATTCGACATGGGGCATGACGGAGAGGCCCGCATGGCGGACTACATTCGCAAGGCAGGGTTCGACTTGCTCACCGAGAAGAGTGACGGCCATCAGTTCGGTTTCCGGGCTGCGGACGGGCGCCTTGGCGGCCACATCGACGGCATCATTGCCGGTGGGCCAACCATCACCGGCGTTGAGTACCCGCTCCTTTGGGAGAACAAGGCGCTCAACGATAGGTCTTGGAACGACACGAAGAACAAGGGCGTCAAAGCCTCCAAGCCGGTGTACTACGCCCAGATGCAGATTTACTGCGCGTACCTTGACATCCCGTCTGGCGGCATGTTCACCGCGCTCAACCGCGACACCGGTGAGGTGCTCGTTGAGCTTGTCCCGTTCGATGCGCTTGCCGCGCAGGAGGCTTCCGACCGCGCTGTGCGCGTCATTGACGCGTCTTCGCCCAGCGAGCTCTCTCGCATCGGAAAGGACAGAACTGACTTCCGGTGCAAGTTCTGCTCGTTTAAGGGGCCATGCTGGGGAGATGTCTCCACGCCAGCCCAACCATCCCCAGCCATCAAGGCAACCAAACCATTCTGGCTTAAGTAAGTCACTACTACCCAAACAAAATGCAGCCATTGACAGACCGTCGTGGCTTGGTGGATCTACGCCAAGCCCAAGAGCACCTTCGCCTCATGTTCGGTGATAGGGACTGGAGAGAGAACGAGTTCGTTTGCGTTCGCGGTATCGGCGAAAAAGGAACCGAGCAGGAGGGAGTCTTCCGGGAGGACATCTTCGTTGAGCCAGCCAAAGAGGGCTTCGCTCCGGTGTTATCAGCAACCGAGCGGTGGGCACAGTACAACGTGGCTACCTTCGTCGTCCCCGGCATCTTGTCCGAGCGCAAGGCAACAAGCGCCAACGTCGCACGTATGCGCTCGCTGGTGGCAGACCTCGACAACGGCAACACCGACGAGAAGATGCGGGCCATCACCGAACAGCTTGGCGAGCCTTCGCTGGTGGTGTTGTCAGGCGGGACGACCGAGGAGGGCACTCCAAAGCGGCACGTCTGGTATCAACTCGATGCGGAGGTGCCAACCGAACAGGCGATCCGCATGCGGGACGCGCTTGCCAAGGTAAGCGGCGGGGACGCCGCCATGGGCCTTGGCGTTGACTCAAACCCGTACGGCCGCGCTCACCAACCAATCCGTCTGGCAGGCAGCGTACACGCCAAGAAAGGCACGCCAGTTCAGACCGCCATCGAGTGGAGAAGCGAGACCATTCAGAACGCTTCCGCGTTCACCGAGCGTCTGCGCTCGCTCTTACCAGATGGCGCGGTAGCACCGGAGGCGGGGCTCTTCGGGGCCAAAAGCACCAACGCGCTCCCGAAGGAGCCAGCCCATCAGCGGGACGTGTACGAGGGCGCTGCCAACGGGGAGACACGCTGGGACGCGTTCAACAGCGTTGCAGGGGCGAACCTGGGGCTTGTGCGGCGGGGGATGATAACTCTTGAGGAGGCCCGCGAGCAGACCCGCGGCTGGATGCTTCAGCGGATGCACCCAGCATGGACGGACGCACGCTTCGCCTCGGAGTGGCAGGGGCTTGTCAATGCAGACACGCGCCGCAACGGGAAGGTTGAGGCAGCACCGGCGGCAGTGCAAGCGACGGCCCGAGCTCTTCCGGCGTCCACGCCGGCGGAGTCGTGGTTTGAGGCATGGCAGGCGCACCGGTGGATTAAGTGGCCAAAGCCAGAGCACACCTACTTGGTTGAGGCGCTGGTCGTCAAAGGCGAACCGCATCTCTTCATCGCTGAGGGCGGCGCAGGCAAGACCGGTCTCATCGCTGACTTGGCCCTTAAGGTCGCAGCCCAACCAGAGTACGCAGGGGACTTGGACTGGTGCGGGCAGCGCATCACCAACGGGGGAACCGCGGTGCTTTTGCTTTGCGAGGACAGTCAGACCGAGATGCACCGGCGTATCCTTGAGATTGATCACGGCGGGCTAATCACAAAGGCAGGCCGGAGGCTTGTTGTCATCCCACTCTCAGCTGTTGGCGGGGCGTTTCCGCTTGTGGAGCGCGATCCCAAGAGTGGCTCACCAATAGCCTCACCGAAGTGGGAGGCAGTCATCACCGAGCTTAAGCGGATCCCAGACCTGTGCCTTGTGGCAATCGATACCTTCAACGCGGTCTCCCACGGGGATGAGAACAACGCTCTGGCAGTTGCGGAGATGATGCGCGAAGCAGGGCGTGTGTGCGGAGAGCTCAAGGCAGCTCTCATGATCACGCACCACATCCGCAAGCCCGGCAACGAGCCGATCCGAACGCTCAAGGACATGAAGAACTCCATCCGCGGAAGCAGCGCCATCCCGTCGTACTTCCGAATCAACTTGGGGTTCTGGCACGCGACCGATTACGAGCGCCGCATGAAGGGGATGGCTCTGGCTCCGCGGGTGGACTCTTGTTACCGGTTCGGGGTACTCAAGGCCAACATCAGTGGGCTCATGCGCGGCGAGCGAACACTGCTTCGCGACGGCAACGGCCTGCTTAAGGACGTGACAAAGCTGGACGTGTACAGCGCCATCAACGTGACAGAGAGGCTTGCATGGCTTGTTCTGGCGGTGCGGGAGGCGGCTGGTAATCTGCACCCGTACACGCTGGGTAACAAGAACGCAGCCAACGGGCTTTACAAGCGCCGCTCGGAACTTCCACCGGTGTTGCGCGCAGTTGGCGCAAGCGAGTTTGGACACCTCATCGAGGAGGGCTTACAGAAGGAGCTTATCGTCTCGTGCGCGGTCAAAGGCAGCAAGGCTAAGAGCTACCTTGATGTGCCGGGCGGTCTTTTGGCTTCGGATGAGACCGGCGCCGCCATCCAAGCAGGGGCGTATTCGTCCCTGCCGGATTGGTCGGAGTATATGTTCGATCCTGAGACCGGTACCTGCGTTGGCAGGTCAGCAGCGGGAGCGTGGGGGGCTACCTTCTCGCAGCCATCCATGGCGGCACAGGGCCAGAGTGGACAGGAGCAGGAGGATCAACCGGTGCGGGAGGAGCTGGCTGAAGAGCATGACGAGCCAGCAGTACCTGCATTCCGCTCTCAATTCGCGCGAGGGATTCGCCTTGGGCTACCGAGAGCTGAGAAACTAGCTTCTCAAGATGAAGAATAGTCGCATCACGAGCGGCAATGGTCTTTTGGAGGGCTGCGCACGTTGCCAGCGCAGCCTTCAAATCGGACTTGATATCGACCGTTTCAGCCGCCTTTTGGGCGGCTTTTTCACGGCGTTTTACACGGTATTCACGGTAGTATTCGGCGGTCATCATAAGTCGTTGATAATCAGTGGTATTTTTGGTTTGCGCAAATTTGCGACAACCTGTTTGTGCAAGATTCGCCAACTTTGTGCAAGCATTTTTACAGAGTATTTTTTGCAAAAGCGCAAGGTTTGTGCAATGGTTTGCGCCAACATTTGTAAGTGCCCAAAAATGGGTTGTGAAAAAGGACGCGTCGTAAACGCCTGAAAATCAAATGAGTTGCAAAAGAAAAATCCCCTTTGAGGACATGAGCCCTTATATAGAGAGTAGCGTACTCATCGCTTACGCTCTTCCTACTATCCCCTCTCTCTTCTCTCAGCTTACCGCGTTGCTAGCTGAGAGGAGAGGGGATACTGCTTCGCAGGCTGCCTTCCTCTATATCGAACGAAATTTCCACCTGTTTTCTTTTTGTTGTGTTTGCTGACCGTTCTGAAGGGCCGCGCCGCTCGCATTGTATACAATCCCGATAGACTTTTATGACTCTCACTTTCTTTGTTGCCGGTACACCTCGCCCACAGCCAAGGCCGCGTTTTGTTAATGGCAGAGCGGTATCCACCCTCGATGCGAAGTCCAACGCGTGGAAGGCGGCTTTGCGTGCGTGCGCGGGCCATGTTTTGCAGCGGGCGGGGAAGACATCGGAGTCTCTTGGGCTGCGTGAGGCGATTTCGATGGAGTTGACGTTCAGCTTCTCGACCGGTGAAGAGGGGCGGTTTGGGAAGCCGCACACGCACAAGCCGGATGCGGATAACTTGGCGAAGCTGGTGATGGACGCGCTGGTGGATGGCGGTTTGTGGGTTGGGGATGACAGCCGGGTGGCGGACTTGACGGTCAGGAAGCGGTGGTGCGCAGCCGGTGAGGAGGGCGTGAGCGTGAGCGTGTACGTTGACGCACAGGTGCAGGAGCAGGCCGCTCCGGATTGGCTGGGGTGAGGTGAAGAGAGATTTGTGAAAAGTTTTGCTAAAGGAGTCGGAGCAAATGGCCGAGATAAGAAATATGAAAACAGCAGACATCAACGCGGACGAGATCCGCGCCATTGTGGCCAAGATGCGTGAGGAAGGCCGCATCACGGACGCCAAGCCCAAGTACCGCACGCCGTCCATCAACCGAGCATTGACGGAGATAACGTGCGACCAATGCGGCACGCGGTTCACCAAACAATCGCCCACCCAGCAGCGCTGCAGCAAGGAGTGCGCACGCAAGGCGAACAACGAGGCCGTACGCCAATGGCACATTGAGCGCGGTCTGCGCAGCGAGCAGCGCTTAAGCAAGCGGCATTGCAAGCGGTGCCGGCAGGAGTTTGATGCGTCATCCCCAAACCACACGTATTGCAGCCAAGAGTGCAGGTATTTCAGTAAACCCGAACCAAGAAACAAAAATGGTAACACCAAACGATAGCAGCGACAGCAACCACAGCAGCAACAACGACGATTGGATGGACGACGCCTCCCTTCCGGTAATGGAGCCAGAGGACATCATCCGCAACTTGATGCGGGCGCTGGAGAAGACGGGGGCGGCGTTGGACAGGGAGCGGGCCAGGTCGCAGGAGCTTTTGGATAGGGCAGACGCCGCGGAGCGGCTGGTGGTGGAAGCCACCGATGTGGTCGGCGAGCTTAAGCAGCGGCTTATGGTGCGGATAATGGCGGACTTGGATGTGAGGGGAGGGGACAAGGGGGTGTTGTTGGACGCGGACCGGTTCATGCAGGCAACCGTTCCGATTGTGGTGCGTGTCACCATGGCCGATGAGTTCGGCGTGTGAGAGAGGCCCCGAGGCAGCCGAGGACGAGGGGGTAATACAACAACCCATCCACCGCAGGCCCGCACATGATTGCCAGCAGAGCAGAGCAGAGCCGAGCAGAGCAGTCCCGAGGACGCCGATGTAATACAGCAGTCTGTTGACCGCTGGGCAGAATCCAGCATAGCGTAACCGATCTCTTCTGGCGTGGTGCCAACAATGCACAATGCAACGTGGGTGGAATAACACGCCAGAAGGCCCACGGCCTGCCGAGTGGCAGTGTCCGTGGGTTTGTTCGTTTTTAGGGGATTAACGCAGCCAAAACCGAAATCACCGGCAGGTTTTGACTTTCGTGAAAAGTTTTGGCCCAGCCACGAAATCGGAATGGCTTGTACCCGGTAGCCGATCACCAGTAGCGTGCAGCCCTTCCCGCAGCGACGCGGTGGGGTGATCGCCGTCAGCGCTTATGGCGTTTGCAGGCGGTTGCCCCGAGGCGCCGCGATGGGCGGGGCATGGCGGGGACAGTAGGGGACACGGGAAGCAGGCACGCGTCAGCGTGCGTCAGCGTGCGTCAGCTCAGGGAGCGGCGTTGGGGAGGAGAGCGGGGCATGGTGCGGTGTTTAGGGCACAAAGAAGGCCGAGGCGCCACGGGGGCAGCTCGGCCGGAAGGGGAGGGGAGGGGAGCGAGGATCAGAACGAACAGCACCCGCAACATGGTGCGTCTTCACACCGCCCGCGGCGGTTGCGGTAGCCTCTCCAGCCAGTGGACGTGATGACTCCAAACGATACCGCATTGCCAGCGCTCCAAGCGAGTGCGTCAGCAACGCGCTCAGAAGGCGCGTCAGGGGCGGTCTGGACGCAGTCAGGGCACGTCACCCGCCAGCCGCCACGAGGGGCGCGGGAGAGGGTTCCGACACCCGCGGGGACGCGGGTAGTGCAGTTGTCGCACGCCGCTGGGTAGCGGTTGGTGCGGGAGGGGCTAGTGGTGTTGGTGGTGGTTTGCATATGGTGTGTGGTTTGGTTTGAGGTTTGAGTGGGGAGGAGGTCAGTCGCAGATTAGGCGCATGAATGCATGAAGGTCGTCCACCTCGTCTTCGGTGGCGTTGCAGTAGCATCCCCAGTCCACCGCGCCCGCGGGCACTGTGCCGAGGCAGCTCGGGCAGTCGGTTCGGAAGTGCGCGAGGTCGAACACCGCCTGGGGAACGTCTCCCACGGTAACGTCGTTACCGTCGTTCGGGCTGAACCATGCCTCCCAGTAGGCGGTGGCGGTCTGCGGCCCGTACACGCAGAGCCAGCCGTCACGGGTAATGTGTGTCTCATAGCCTGCAGCGGTGAGCTCAGCAGCTGCGGTGTGGATGGTGCGGGGTGTTGTTTTTGTACTCATTTTGTTTGGTTTGGTTTGGTTTGTTTTGTTTGCAAAAAGGTGCGGTTACCTGACCTCAGGGAGCTTGCTTTGGACGTAGGAGCAAAGGTCATCGATTTCCTCCTCTAAACCTTTGGCATGGGCTTTTCTGGGATCGCCGCTCAACGTCTCACCAAGCGGGTCCTCACCGGTCTCAACAACGTATAGCGAGTACAGTGCGTTCCGAAGCAGTTGGTAGTGGCAGCTCATTGTTGCCAGTTGCCATGCCAGTTCCTCAGAGTCTGCGTCCTCTTTGCCAAACTCAGAAATCACGTCCCAGCTGCAGTCGCTGTCAACGGCAACAAACTCAACGGTCTCAACTCCACCGACTCGCTTGAGGTTCGCGCAGTAAGCGTCTTTGCGCCACCCGCCTTTGTAAGACTCGTCCTCGGAAAACACCCAGTCGCCTGCTTCGTCGTTCGTCCAGTCGAAGTCGCCTTCAGGGGTGTAGACGAACAGTGCCTCCCACGAACACGCAAACGGACGCGGATTGCGTTCAATGGCGCGCATGGCTTGGTTTACTTTTGCGCGGAGCTGGTTTGTGTTGGTTTGTGTACTCATTTTGTTTGGTTTGGTTTGTTTGGTTTGCTGACTGACTGAAAGGGAAATCGGTTGGGGAGGAGGGGAACTTTAGCGGAAAAACCGGATTAAACGGGGCGAAATGGAAATCGTGGCGAGAAGTTGGAATTCGTGAAAAAGTTTGGGCGAGGCAGGAAATCGGAATGGGGTCTCATATGCGGGCGCGTCATGCGTGGGCGCGTCATGCGCGCTTGGGTGTGTGTGCGTGTGTGTGTGTGTGTGGGTGGGTGCGCTTGGGTGTGTGTGGGTTCGGGTGTGTGTTTGTGTTTCGAGTATAGCGTTTAAACGAGCGGAAAGGGCTCTTCCAAGCGTCACGGGAAGCGGGGAAGGTGGCGATAGCGGAAAGGGGAGAAGGGTGGCTTCTTGGGGATTTTAGGGGTGGGGAGCGGGGAGGCACGAAAAAAGCCGAACCCGTTAGGGCTCGGCTTGGGTTGGGTTGGGTTGGGTTGGGTTAGTCTTGCGTTGCAATGCTCTCGCATGTCTCCCTGAGCTCAGCGGTTAACTCACAGAGGGATGCGCCGCTACTGTGTGCGTCCTGAATGGCGTTGACGGCGCAACATGCTCCGTTGGGGTCCAGCGTGAGGAGCCAGCCGTATACGCTGGCTAACTCAGGGTTAGCGTCGAGAATGTCAGGTAGGGTTGTCATGGTTTAGTGTCGGTACAATCTACCGTCGGTCCCGACACGGTGGGCGAGTAGGGGTGAGGGGGGTGGGGTTGTTGAGACGGACCAGTGGAGGTCAGTTGCGGCAAACTCGCGGGTTAGCGCGCGCATGATGTCGTGCTCATTGTCGGCGGAGACAGTGCCAACGTAGGACCGAGACCCGTTTGGCGCGAGGGTGTAAACGTAAAAGGTGCGCATTGTCAGTGTGTCAGTTGAGGTCAACAACGAAGCCGCTCTGGTCTCGCTTGGCACTGCCTTTGGCGCGCAACCCGACAATGTACCCAGAGCGTCCAGCGCGCGCGCGGCGGTCGAGAAACCGAAGGTCCGTAGCGTCTCCGTTGAGCACTGGCCTATGCCAGTAAGTTGATGGGAGCGAGTCGCGAAACACTACAGCGACATTCCCGCCCGCCGAGAGCACCTGATGACACTCTGTTTCGTTTGCGGCCGAATCGCGCGAGAATACAACGGTATAGTTTTGAGGGTGAAGGCCTTTGGCGTTGTCTAAGGCTTTTTTGACGGATTTGGAATAGTCATAAAAGGGGACGTCTAAAAAGCATTCCATCAAGGTTTTACCTTGAGAAGGTACGGTAAGGCGATGAAATGCAAGGTCGCTGGTGCCATTTAACCTGATGCAAGGTTGCAAGCCAAGGCGTTTAGCTTTGGTGATCAGGGCCTTGCAATCTTCAAACAGGGTCTGCATGAATGCGTCACGGTTGCGGAAAAACAGTCTGGTCTTGGCAATGCGTGCCTTTTGGACGCTATTGAAAGCGCCTCTTCCGGAGGTATTTAAACAGCCTGTTTTGCACGCTGCGGCCCACGGGCAAACGTTGCCAGCACCTGAGAGGGTGTGGGGGGCAAGGTACAAGATACCAGTTAGATATCCAACTTGCTCTCCTTTTTGGGTCTTGGCTGAGGAGTGGCCTAGCAGTTTCATTTTGGTTTGGTTTGGTTTGTAGTTTGTTGGGGGTGAGTGGTTTAACGCACGGTACCGCAGTGGCAATCAGCCATCCCACACAAAGCGCGCTTGATGCGCTTGTGTAACGCCAAAGCGTTGAGTTGGGAGCGGTTGCGGTTGTGTGGTTGGGTTGATTTGGCGCGGTAAGCGGCGCTAACTATCTCGTCCCAATCGAGTTGGGATTTGATGCGGATTGATGTCTGGTGGAATGAGTTGGATAGAGTTTGCATAATGTTTTGAGTTTGTTGGGGTTGGGCGAGTGGTTTAGCGCAGAGCATAGCAAATAGCGTTGCTACGCGTTGTACCTAGTCCGGAAAAATCACAAAACACTCTCTCTCCGGTACCTACGCGGATTGCTGTGGCGGAAAATGCCACCTTGTGTCCATAGCAATGCTTGGCGTCCACCGTGTAACGGATTGAGTTCGGGAGTATTACGCATTCTCCGAATGCCCAATGGTTTATCTTCCAAGTGCGCTTGCGTTTGGCTTTTGTTGTCATAAGGCGTTGAGTTTGTTGGGGTTGGGTTGGGTGTTATCGCATGGCTACCTTGAGCGTTACGGCGTAAGTGGTTAGGCACAAGGCACCAACGAGACAAGCCTCCACGGTTGAGAGGGGTAAAAACGCCAGTGCAAGGATGTCGGCGGTGGTGAGTAGGTTTAAGGCTAGTAGGAAGTGGCTCTCTTTCATGGGTTTGGGTGGTTTAAGCTTCAATGATGTCAAAAGTGATGTCTGCTCTATCCGTTTCGGATTCAAGGCCTTGCATAAGCGCTAGGGCATCAGCATAGGGGAGTGGATCTGAGTAGATTTGGGGCTCATGGCAGGGGACACCTACAGTTTTTCCGGTGACTATGTACAAGGGGTTGGTTTTCATTGGTTTGTGTTGGTTTGATTGCGTTGGCTCATTGCCAACGTGGTGCAAGGTTGGCGCAAAAGGGGCAGTGCGTCAACAAGGATTGTGCGAAAAGTTTGCGCGCTGGGTGGGGAGGGTGCGTTGCTTTGAGCCCTATATCAGCCGTTCTTTAGGGCTGCATGAAGTTAGACCGTAGCGTCACGGGTAGGGCAAAGGGAACGCAGAACAAGTTCACCACGTTTCTTAAGGAAGCGATTCAAACGTCGTTTGAGCGCCTAGGCGGGCCGGATTATCTTGAGCAAGTAGGAAGGACTGATCCAAAGACGTACTGCGCTCTATTGTCTAAGGTGATGCCCAAAGGTGATGCGAAGGTTGAAACAACCGTCTCCACGCTCTCCGATGCAGAAATCCGCTCTCGGGTCGCTCTAATGCTCCGCGAAGGGCTCTCGGCTGAGGTGGTGTCCACGGGCGATAGTGTTGACGTTGAGGCTGTCACTATTAAACAAGCCAAACTATAAATAAACCATGCAATCCAATCGATTCCAGTACGATTCAGGGGTGGAATCCTACTGGAAGCAGTGTTATCTTAAACGCTATCCAATAGATACCTAAAACCCCCTAGGCATTAGTGGGGACTTACAGCGGAGACGGCGGCGTCTACGCGAATGTCGCTCTTAGACCGTGAAAGAACTCAGCCCAGAAGAAAAAGCCGAACTCGTCCTCTGCCTTGAGGAGCTCCAGCGCCGTAAGCGCGAGCGCCGTTTACTCGGTTACTACCCAGACGCTGGCCCCCTGCGACGGGAGCTTTACAAGAAGCACACCGCCTTCTTCGAGGCGGGGGCGCGGTACAAGGAGCGCCTGATGATGGCAGCCAACCGCGTCGGCAAGACCGAAGGCATCGGCGGCTTCGAGATGGCGCTACACCTCACGGGCCGGTACCCCTCATGGTGGCGCGGTCGCCGGTTCGACCGCCCCATCTCAGCGTGGGCGGCAGGGGACACCGGTAAGACCTCACGGGACATCTTGCAGACGAAGCTGCTGGGCCCTGCGGGCGCCCACGGCACCGGTCTCATCCCGAAGGAGGACATCCTGAGGACGAGCGCGAAGGCAGGCATCGCTGACGCGGTAGAGATCATCATCGTCCGGCACGCCTCCGGCGGCGAGTCGCGGTTAACGCTCAAGAGCTACGACCAGCGTCGTGAGAGCTTCCAAGGGACGGAGCAGGACATCATCTGGCTGGACGAGGAGCCGCCGCTGGACATCTACACAGAGTCGCTGCTGCGGACGATGACGAACGACGGGATGGTGATGCTGACGTTCACGCCGCTCTTGGGGATGTCGGAGACGGTGATGGCGTTCTTGAAGGACGGGGAAGTCGCGGAGCGAGCGGAGGGGACGAAGTACGTGGGGATGGCGACGTGGGACGACGTGCCGCACTTGAGCACGAAGCAGAAGGAGGATTTGTGGTCGAGCATCCCGCCCTTCCAGAGGGATGCGCGCTCGAAGGGCGTGCCGCAGTTGGGGGCAGGGGCGATTTATCCGGTACCGGAGAGTGAGCTTGTGGTGCCGGACTTTGAGGTGCCGGTGCACTGGCCGCGGGTATTTGGGATGGATGTGGGGTGGAACCGGACAGCGGCGGTGTTTGGTGCGCTCGACCAGCAGAGCGACACGTTGTATCTGTACTCGGAGCACTACCGCGGGCAGGCGGAGCCGGCCATCCACGCGGAGGCGATTAACGCGCGTGGGCGCGGCATCCCCGGGGTGATTGATCCGGCGTCCCGTGGGAGAACGCAGGTGGACGGGCAGCAGTTATTTGTGCGGTACCGGCAGATGGGGCTGGACTTGACGGTGGCGAACAACGCGGTGGAGACGGGGATTTACGATGTGTGGCAGCGGATGTCGACGGGACGCCTGAAGGTGTTTAAGAGCATGACGAACTGGGTGGCGGAGTTCCGGTTGTACCGGCGGGACGACAAAGGCAGAGTCGTTAAGGAGAACGACCACTTGATGGATGCGACGCGGTACTTGGTGGTGAGCGGGCTGAATCGTGCGGCCTTGAGTTTGAAGAAGCGGATGCAGAAGATGATTGAAGTGATGCCGGTGCTGAACTTCTTCTCAAAGAAGTAGCTAGTCCAAAGCCCTCTAAGCCCCCAGTGCCGGCCCTTTGCCACCGCTCAAGCCCCCATTGACACAAACGCTTAAACCCGCATGATGAGACCATGAAGAACGACCCGGTGAAAGTGCATTCGGAGGCTACTGCCGAGTTTGACCGTATCCAAGAGGTGCTCCGCAACGAGCGTTTGCAGTGCCTGCAAGACCGCCGGTTTTGTTCTATTCCGGGCGCACAATGGGAGGGGCCGCTTTCTGAGCAGTACGAGAATCGGCCACGGTTTGAAGTGAACAAGACGCAGCTGGCGGTGATGCGGATTATCAACGACTACCGCTCGAACCGTATCACGGTGGAGTATGTGCCGCGCGAGAAGGAGTACGAGAGCTTGGCGGAGACGTGCAACGGTCTGTTTCGGGCGACGGAAGTGGATTCAAGCGCTGAGGAAGCGTACGACAACGCGTTTGAGGAGGCGGTGACGGGCGGGTTTGGGGCGTTGCGTTTGCGCAACGAGTACGAGGACGAGTACGACGGGGAATCGGACGAGCAGAAGATTTGCATTGAGCCCATTTACGATGCGGACTCATCGGTGTACTTCGACTTGAACGCGAAGCGGCAAGACAAAGCGGACGCGAAGCGGTGCTTTGTGATTACGGCGATGACCAAGGAGGACTATGAGGCGGAGTGGGGGGACGATCCGGCGACATGGCCGAAGGAGATTACGCGCACCCAGTTCGACTGGCAGACGCCGGATGTGGTGTATGTGGCGGAGTACTACCGTGTGGAGGAGAAGACGGACTACATGGTGACGTTTGAGGGGATTACGGGCGATGAGGAGAAGGAGCTTTTGTCGGTGCTTAAGGAGGGGAAGCTGGAGGAGTTGACGGCGCTTGGGTACAAGGAAGTTAAGCGCAAGAAGATTAAGCAGAAGAAGGTGCACAAGTGGATTATGTCGGGTGGCAAGGTGCTTGAGGACTGCGGTTACATTGCGGGGCAGTGCATCCCGATTGTGCCGGTGTACGGCAAGCGCTGGTTTGTGGACAACGTGGAGCGGTGCATGGGACACGTTCGGCTGGCGAAAGACATGCAGCGCCTAAAGAACATGCAGCTCTCCAAGCTCGCAGAGATTTCGGCGCTCTCGTCGATGGAGAAGCCTATTTTCATGCCTGAGCAGGTGGCGGGGCATCAGGTGATGTGGGCGGAAGACAACCTCAGGAACTATCCGTACCTGCTGGTGAACGGGATAACGGACGCGAACGGCGCGGTGCAACCGGCGCCTCCTGTGGCGTACACGAAATCCCCGCAGGTCCCACCGGCGATGGCGGCGCTTTTGGGGGTGACAGACCTTGATATGCAGCAGCTCTTGGGCAGCCAAGGCAACGGGGACAAGATGGTCTCGCACGTTACCTCAAAGGCGGTGGACTTGGTGATGCAGCGCCTGGACATGCAGTCGTACATCTACGTCTCGAACATGGCCAAGGCGATTAAGCGCGTGGGCGAGATTTGGTTATCCATGGCCAAAGACGTGTTCGTGGAAGATAAGCGCAAGATGAAGGTTGTTACCGCCAACGGCGAACAAGACGAAGTTGAGCTCATGACACCGGTGATTGACCCTGAGTCAGGCGAGCTTGAGTACGAGAACGACCTCTCGGAAGCCCAGTTCGATGTCGCGGTAGACGTGGGGCCATCGTCAACGACCAAGCGTCAGGCGACGGTGCAGGCGCTGCTCTCAATGATGGCGGTGACACAAGACCCAGAGACGATGAACGTGCTCTCGTCGATGGCGATGATGAACATGGAAGGCGAAGGGCTTGGGGACGTGCGCAACTACTTCCGCAAGAAGCTGCTTCGCATGGGGGCGGTTAAACCCACTGAGCAAGAGGCCCAGGAGCTCCTTGCAGAGCAGCAGAACGCCCAGCCGGACGCACAGACGCAGTACTTCGCTGCGGAGGCGCAAAGGGCAAATGCGCTCGCGCAAAAGGCACAAGCTGACACGGTGCTTGTCATGGCCAAGGCAGAAGAGACGCGGGCTAAGACTGAGGAAACGATTGCGAAGGCCGGCCAGATTGATCAGGACAAGGCGATGCAGTTGGCTGAGAAGATTGAGAAGGACGTGCAGAAACTTGTAGCGCCGCCTGCAACATTTTAGTGGACAGATCCACTAACTAAGAAAAAATGGAGAACACAAACACGGCAGTAGATGCTGACGTGACCTTGGATGAGGACGAAGTTCCCGCAACTGAGGCTGTGGCTGAAGACACCGGTAAGACGGTGGAAGCAGAGCCAGCTGAGAGCGGTAAAACGGAAGCCTCGGAAGAGATTGATGTCAGCATCGGGGATTCGCCAACCCAGAAAGAGGACGCAGAGAAGGCACCTGAATGGGTGCGTGAAGTGCGTAAAACCAATCGGGAACTGCACCGCAAGAATCGGGAGCTAGAGGAGAAGCTGAAGGCAATATCGGCAACTGAGAACAATCCGGTTGACCCTGGGCCAAAGCCGACACTGGAAGGCGCTGATTACGACACGGAGAAGTACGAGGCCAAGCTGGCTGAGTGGTTTGATCGGAAACGAAAAGCCGCTGAAATCCAGTCCAAGGCCGAGGAAGAGCAGAAAGCCCAACAGGCTGAGTGGCACAAGAAGCTTGAGAACTACGCGAAGTCCAAGACTGAGCTGAAGGTTCAAGACTACGAAGATGCCGAAGCCTCGGTGCAAGAGGTGCTCAACACCACGCAGCAGGGTATCCTGTTGCAAGGTTCAGAGAACTCTGCGCTATTGGTGTACGCGCTGGGCAAGAACCCGAAAAAGGCGAAAGAACTTGCTGAGATAAAAGACCCGGTAAGATTCGCATTCGCGGTCGCAAAGCTCGAAACGCAACTCAAGGTGACAAAGAAAACTGCTCCTCCTCCAGAGAAGACCCCACCGTCCGGCGGGGCAAGGTCAACCGGAGGATCCGACGAAGTGTTGGACAACCTACGCGCAAAGGCCGAGCGCACCGGTGACTACACCCAAGTTCTGGCCTACAAACGTCAATTGCAGTCAAAAAAGTAACCTATGGCTAACTCGTTCAATAAAGAAGAGCGCGTAGCGTTTGAGAACCTCCTTGAGGGGTTTAACGACGCTCTCGTGCTGTCCCGTAACGTCTCGATCTACAACACGGATCAGACGATGATGGAGCGCACCAACAACGTCATCTGGCGTCCGCAGCCCTACATTGCGACCTCGTTGTCGAATGCAGGGGTTGGCACGGACATCTCATTACTCCCTGGTGGTGGCTACGCCTCCTACACCCAGCTGGCAGTTCCCGCCAGCATCAACCAGACGCGCACGGTCGCTTTCGAGCTCAACGCTCAAGAGCTTCGTGACGCTCTGCAAGAGCAACGCCTTGGCAACTCCGCCAAGCAGAAACTCGCTTCTGACATCAACGTGTCGGTGCTGAACATCGCTGCCAATCAGGGCACGCTGGTGGTTAAGCGCACGACCGCGGCAGGTGCTTCAAGCGGTTTCGATGACGTCGCCCAGTGCGAGGCCATCTTCAACGAGCAAGGCATCATGGATGGCGACCGCTACCTCGCGCTCAACACGCGGGACTACAACGGTCTTGCTAACGACCTCGCCAAGGCTTCGCGCTCCTTCGGGAACCAGAAGTCCGACAAGGCGTATGAGCGTGCATACGTTGGAATGGTGGCGTCCTTCGACATCTACAAGCTCGACTACGCGGTCCGCTTGGGTGCCGGGTCTGCTACAGCGACTATCAACACGACGGACGCTGGCGCGAACTACTACATCCCCAAAGCCATCTCGACCTCGCCAACAACGGCAGAGCGTCTCAACGTGGACAACCGCTTCCAGTCCCTGACTGTGGCAGTTTCCGCTGGGGCTTTGGCCGCAGGCGACGCGTTCACGATCGCTGGCATCAACGCAGTGCACCACATCACCAAAGGCGACACCGGTCAGCTTAAGACCTTCCGTGTCATCTCGGTGAGTGCGCCTGCTGCTGGCAACCAAGCAATCGTCATCAGCCCGCCGCTCATCACGAACCAAGTTGCTAACGCAGCTTCCGCGCAGAACCAAAACTGCGTTGCGAACACGAAGGCAACCAACGCGTCAATCACGCTCCTGAACACGGCAGCAGCTCCTGTGAACTGCTTCTGGCACAAGGACGCGATTGAAATCCTCCCCGGTCGCTACTCGCTGCCTGACAACGCTGGCGTTGCAGTCATGCGCGGCTCGACCGACCAAGGGTTGGAGCTCGTCATGACGAAGCGTTTCGACCAGAACACCCTCACGACCAAGTATCGTGTGGACACGTTCTACGGGGTTGTGAACAAGCAACCCGAAATGAGTGGAATCATCCTGTTCAATCAGGTATAGTTCCCGCTAACGGGGGGTGGCCCTTCGGGGCCATCCCCTTAACTTTACTGAAACCAAAGACTTATGCCGCTCAAGAAGGGTTATTCACAGAAGACAATCTCCTCCAACATCAGCAAGGAGATGAAGTCCGGTAAGCCGCAGAAGCAAGCGGTGGCAATCGCGCTCTCGACTGCCCGCAAAGCCAAGCAAGCAGCTGGAAAACCCGTCGGCAAACTCAAGAAGTGATGGAATTTCCAAGCATGGTGTACCGCTCACCCGGGCGGAATCAGGCAAGAGGTGGGACGTACGACTATTGTGGCGTCGAATCCCAAGAGGAACTCGATGAAGCTATCCAATACGGCTGGCACACCTCGGTTGAAGCAGCGGTAGACGCTTGCAACGCCGCTTTGGAGGCCGCTGAGAGGCTCAAGAACGAGCCCAAGGTCAAGATTGTGGTGACTGAGCCAGAAGTTGAGGCTGTGGCCGCTCCTGAGGCTCCTGAACTTGTTTCTGAGGACGAAGAAGAAGACGAGAAACCGCGCCGTCGGCGCAAATAACGCATGGGATACACAAAACGCCAGTTCGTTGAGGCCGCTTTCGAGGAGTTGGGGCTGGCGTCGTATGTGTTCGACTTGACGCCCGACGAACTTCAGTCCGCGGTGCGCCGGTTGGATGCTATGGTCGCCCAGTGGTACGCGAAAGCCATCCAGATTAGCTACCCGCTGACGAACTCGCCTGAGAACAGTGATCTGGACACCGAGACGAACGTTCCTATCACCGCCAACGAGGCCATCATCCTGAATCTGGCGATGCGGATTGCCCCTCAGTACGGCAAAGCGCCGTCTTTGGACACCAAGTTGGGGGCGATTTCAGGCTACCAAACGCTCCTTATGCAGAGCGCGAATGTCCTGCAGCAGCAGTATCCTTCGGCGATGCCCTCGGGAGCTGGCAACAAAGACGTGGATTGGCCGTTCCTGCCGGCGCCATCCATCGCTCCCATCGAGCAGGAACCAAACGGTCAACTTCAGTTCCGCTAACATGGCTATCCAAAATCTCGATAACGTCGACAGCATCAACAACTCCACGTTGTTCGCCGTCAACCAGAACGGTCTGGACTACAACTGCACTGCCGCAGTGGTCGCTGACTTCATCCAAGAGAACACGACTTTGGGAGATGGCAAAGTCATCCAGTACTCCTCCCCAATCAGCGCGTCAACGGTCGCAATCAGCGGCACAAACAACAGCGTGTGGCTTGTACTCACGCCAGTATCAACTCTTGCAACGCTGACCATCTTGCTTCCGCAGGTTTCTGGGTGCGTAGCAAACCAAGAGATTCTGGTGAACTCGACCGCAACAATTACTTCGCTGACGGTGAACCTCAATGGAGCAGTTGGAAGCAACATTCCAACATCACTTGCTTCAGGCGGTTCTTTCACGCTCCGGTTTGAGCCGGTTCTGCAAAAATGGTATCGCGTAGGCTAATATGACACTCCCATTCAATCCCTCATACGGCAGCGGACAATCCCAGTCAGCAACTGGAACGTCCGCACAGTACACCATCCGCACCGGCACACGCAGTATCTGCGTGACCAACACCGGATCCACTAACCCCGTGTTCGTGCGTATCGGGCAGGGGACAGTGACAGCAACGACCGCTGATTACATCGTCATGCCAAACAGCCAAGTCTCCCTTGGCAAGTTCCAAGATGACGACAAGATCGCGCTCATCTCGCCATCTGGCACGACAGTGAACTTCATCTGCGGCGCTGGGCTGTGATTCGATATCTATCCAGACGGCGCTCCAAAACGCCTGCAGGCCCGACGGTGACCCCTCCGGGGCCGCCGCCCGCCGCGTCTTACTACCTCCGCCCCGGTGGTGGAACGAACTACTATTTACGCCCCGGCGGCGTTGACCGCTACATCAGACCCTAAAGCATATGCCTGACCTTACAGTTTCAACGGACATCGACTCCTTCATGCAGTCTGCTTCAAGGCAGGCCGCGATGGACAATCTCGCGGGCGCAACGACTTCCGGCCAGTACCTTCGTGGGAATGGCACCGACGTGGTGATGAGCGCAATCCAAGCCGCTGACGTTCCAACGCTGAACCAGAACACCACCGGTACAGCATCGAACGTGACCGGAACGGTCTTGGAAGCCAACGGCGGCACAGGAGAAACCACCTACTCCAATGGGCAGCTTCTCATCGGCAACACCGCAGGTGGGCTTACAAAGGCAACGCTGACGGCAGGTAGCAATGTCACCATCACGAACGGAGATGGGGCTATCACCATTGCATCTTCTGGCGGCAGCGCAACCCCGACCAACGTGCAGGTGTTCACTTCCACTGGGACGTGGACAAAGCCTGCTGGGGCTGTTGCAGTGGA